ATGTGTACTAATAAGAAATGCAAACAATATAGAAAGAAACAAGCAGGTGGATACAAAGAATAAACTCTGTTACGCAGCAGGTTGCCATAGGCCTCTACCAAAAAGTAGAAGCAAATTTTGTAGTGATAGGTGTAGCAATAGGATTGCTATGCAGAAAAAACGAGCCAAGAAGACAGGATTAGAGTGGAAGCAGGAAGATGATGTTCTTGAAATACCTAGTGAGAAAAAGAATGTCAGTTCGAGGCGTGGAAAAGTTTACAGTGATATTGTTGAATCAGGTCTTGCTAAAGAGATACTTGAGAAAAAAAATACAATTTCTGAAGTCGCTACTGTTTTAGAAACTACCCCAGGTGCTGTCTCTATGGCCTTCCAGGCTTATCTTGAAGACACCCAAATTGATATAGCAAAAAAGAATTGGAACTTACCTCAAGTAGCAGAAAAATCATTAGAAGACTTCTCTAAGTTTAGAGAGAGATATTTTCAGACAGAACAAGGAATACCATACGAGACACCAGATTTTCATATTAAGTGGATTCAATCAATATTATCTGCTATAGAAAATGGAGGACAGCAGATGATACTATCTCCTCCTCGACATGGCAAGACAGACTTGTTAATTCATTTCGCAATATGGTTAATTTGTAAGAACCCTAATGTTAGAATACTTTGGGTAGGTGGTAATGAAGAGATAGCAAAGAATGCTATTGGTTCAATACTTGACCAATTAGAAAACAATGAATTACTTGTCGAAGAAATTTGTGGACCTGGTAGAGGTTTTAAACCGAGTTCTAGGACTGGAAAGACCTGGTCGCAAAATGGATTTACTGTTGCTACTCGTACTGTTACTGGTATTAAAAGCCCTACAATGGTTGGGCTTGGAAGAGGTGGAAAGATTCTTTCAAGAGATTGCGACATTATTATCTGTGATGACATTGAAGACCACAGCTCTACTATGCAACCTTCTTCAAGAGACAACACAAGAAACTGGTGGACTACAACTTTGTCTTCAAGAAAAGAGGAACATACGGCAATAGTTGTTATAGGTTCAAGACAACACTGGGATGATTTATATAGCCATTTATTAGAAAATGAATCGTGGACTACAACTGTAGAAGAGGCACATGATACAGCATGTAATGAATCTGACTGGGATGAGAATTTACATAAAGATTGTATGCTTTGGAGTTCTAAAAGAACATACAAATGGTTAATGGATAGAAAGAGAGCAGCAGAAACTACAGGAGGTAGAGCAATTTATGAAATGGTTTATTTAAATGTAGCAATGCCAGATGGAATGACTCTATTTGATAGAGAAGAGATTGAAGCATGTAGAGACCAGAAGAGAGATATAGGGCATGTACCTAGAGGAGTAAGACTCATTGCAGGACTTGACCCTGCATCTACTGGTTATCAGGCCTGTTTCTTATGGGGATATGATAATGCAGATGGAAAACTGTATATGATTGATATGAATAACCATTTAGGTGGTGGTATTCCACAAGCATTAGATATTATTAAAGAATGGTGGAAGAAATATAATTGTTCTCATTGGGTTATTGAAGAGAATGGATTTCAGAAAGCAATTAGACAAGATGAAAGCATTAGACAATTCGCATCTCAACACGGAGTATTCTTAGAAGGTCACGAAACATACTCAAATAAATTTGACCCTATTTTTGGAGTAACAGCTATGAGACCTATGTTTCAAGAACAAAAAATTTCTTTACCATATCTAGGATATGAAGCCCAAGAAAAGGTAAACTTATATACAAGTCAGTTAGTGTATTTCTCTTCTGCTAGAAGTAAAAGCAAAAGTGTGGGTACAAAGACTGACATTGCAATGGCTAGTTGGTTTCCAATGAGAGCAATTAGAAGAATGCAAAAAGAACGATTATCAGAAATTGGTACTGACTTTAATCCTAGCTTTACTGGGTACGAGTCGACTACAATAGACTTAGATATATGGAGATAAATGCCTTATAATTCAGACGAACTTTATAAAAGAATAGACTATCTTAGAGCTTTCAACGCAGAACAACACATAGACAGAGCTAGAATTAGAGATATTTTAAACGGTGGAGAAGCAGCAGTACAAGCATTGTTAGGTAATCAAGGAATTGATTTCCATGAACTTCCTGCACCTAATATGTTTTTATCTGCACTTGAAAGATTTGCACAAAAACTTGGAAGAAGCCCAGATTTAAAAGTTGATATTGTTAATGAAAAAGATTCAGAAAGAGCTAAAAAGAAAGCTGAAAAACTAGAGAGAATTGTTATAGCTTATGATGAACACCAGAAACTAAGTTTACAATTACCACAAGTTGGTAGATGGTTGCCAGGTTATGGTTTCGTAGTTTGGGTTATAGGATACAAGCAAGACAAAGAAGGTAATCCATATCCTTGTGCTAAATTAAGAGACCCATTTTCATGTTTTCCAGGATATTTTGGTAACGACCAACAACCAGAAGAGTTGGCTATTATTAGTAGGATTCCTAAATCTACATTATTTAAACAATATCCAAATGCTCAAGCTGCACTTCAGGATGATGAGGATTCAGAATCTGGAGTGTCAACATCTTTGTGGGGAAGTACAGAAAATCGAAGTTGGTCTAATTCAAACGGTTCAGGTGTAGTTGTATGTGAATACTACGACAAAGAAGGAACTTATGTTTATCTACCAGGCCCAAAGAAGATAATTGATTTTATGCCTAATGTTCTAAGGAGTGGGCCTTGTTTTGTTATTGCAAAACGATTTACTTTTGACCAAATGCAAAGTCAGTTTCAACATGTTATAGGACTAATGGCAAATATGGCAAAGATTAATATTCTTGGAACTATCGCTATGGAAGATGCTGTGTTTACAGAAACCAATATTATTGGTGAAATAGAATCAGGTAAATACAGAAAGGGTAGATTCGCAGTAAACTACTTATCTCCTGGTTCTCAAGTAAGTAAACCAGTTAACAATCTCCCATATCAATTATTCCAACAAGTAGATAGATTAGAAAGACATCTACGACTTGGTTCAGCATATCCAGTATCTGATGATGGACAATCGCCAAATTCATTTGTTACTGGAAGAGGTCTGGAAGAACTAGGCACATCTGCATCTCTGCATGTAAGAGAGTATCAAACAATTCTTAAAGATGCTTTACAAGAAATAGATGCTAAGAGGTTGGAATATGATGAGATTATGTATGGAGATTTCAGAAGGCCTATTGCAGGTTTGCATAGAGGAACTGCATATAAAGAAAGCTATACTCCAAGTGTAGATATAAACGAAATGTATAAGACTAGAAGAGTCTATGGTGTTATGGCAGGGTTTGATGAACCACAAAAAGTTATAACTGGTTTGCAATTACTTCAACAAGGTATTATAGACACTCAAACTCTTCAAGAGAATCTTGATGGATTAGATAACATAACAAAAATACAACAGAGAATAAGTGCAGATAAAGCAGAGGATGTCTTATTTGAATCGCTGATGCAGAAAGCTATAGAGGGAGACCCTAAAGCATTAATGGCAGCTATTGAAATAAGAAAGAATCCCCAAAAAATGACAGAGATTTTAGATAAGTACTTTACAGCAGAGGAACCAGAGATGTTACCAGAAGAATTAGCAATGTTACAACAAGCTCAACAAGGTGGAGGCTTAGGCCTAGGAAGTTCTCCAGTATCAATAGACCAAGTACTGGGAGCTATGGGACAGCAACCGTCAGTTCCAGGAGGACCAGTTCCAGGAGGACCAGTTCCAGGAGGACCAGTTGGATAATATAGATACAAAATTTTACGATATAATTAATGGAGAAGATTGGGGAGAAGATTCTGCAATAGATGTATCTCCAGGTATATACGGAAGTTTAATGGTACCTTCACCAATCCCTGGTGTTTGGTTAAACATAATGTTTGTAGATGGACCAGAACTATTTGATACAGGAGATATAGATAAACAATGGTAAGAAAATCAGCAGTAGATGGAGCATATCAAGACGCAGTTCTTAAACCTATTCCTGACCCAGGTACTTTTGGTGGAAGAACACAACAAGAAACACAAATAGCAGCAGTAGGTAATGAAGTTGCAGAGACTGGTGGTATGCCCAATGTTACAAGAATGCCTTCACCACAACCTATGAACTTAGCTGCTCCTACAAATAGAGGTTTAGAACCTATAACAGAAGGAGTTCCTATTGGACCAGGTGGTCCAGGCCCTCAACCTATGGAAACAGATACTGCTTTTAATTTTTTTAGAGTCAGTTGGGAGAAAACTGGAGACCCAATATTTTTGGAACTAATGAATCATATTACTGGAGATGATGAGGGAGCAACTTCTGTGGGAGGAAATATTCCAAAAGATGTATTTGGAGCTTAAATGGACTGGAGAGCATTTATTTTTCCTGACCCTGCAGCACAAATATATCTTGCTAATGAAACATCAGCTAATTTAGAAGAACAAGAATTTTTTAGAAATACATTAACACCTGAAATCGCCCAAAACAGTGCAGGAATAGCTAAATCGTATCCTTCAATGGACCCAAGATTAAATATGTATGCATCTATGGCAGGTCTTACAGATAATGATAGAACTACATACGATATTGCTAGTGTACAAAATGATTATCAAATAAAAGAAAATATAAAAAGTATTACAGAAGTTTCTAAAGCAAGAAGAGCTTCCCAAATGGGTATGCTTTTATTAGATATAGGATTTCAACCTGTATCAAGAGCTTTTAAATCTGCTATGGTTGCTTCTCAAGAAACAGGAGTATCTGCTTTTAAAGCAGTTGGAACTAATGCTCTTATTGGGTTAGCAAATTTATTTCCTCCTTTTGTAGTTTCTCAGGTTATTGCATCAAAGATAAGAGAAGATGATTTTACTTTTCAAGATAGAGCTAGGAGACAATTACTAGGAGATAATTTTGCTAATGAGTATGAGAATGCAAGAGATAATTATGGTCCAACAGCATTTAACAGAGCTTGGGATGAATATAGAGAAGGTAGAGTTCTAAACCTTGGAACAGGTTTGATGCCTAATTCAGTAGAACTAGAAAAGACAGAATTGTATAGAAGGTTAACCAGTGAAGGAATAACTCACGAAGCAGCTTTAGGAGAAGCCGAAAAGACTTATGGAAAAGAATTAACACAACAGTTTAAAGAAGATGAAGACCAATATAAATATAAAACAAAAAAAGCAGGTCTTGTAAATATTTCTCCTGGAAGAGTTGTTGCAGGTAACTTCTTTACTAAAGAAGATATGGGGTATGCTGTAGGTTCAACTATTGTTGATGGTGCATTTAGATTAGGTGGAGACCCTGTTAACTGGTTACTTGGATATGCAAGTGGAGCCAAGACAGGACTAAGGACAGTTGTTAGTAAAAAAGCTCAACAAGAATTTAAAAATGCTGCTCCTTTGTTAATGAGACTTATAAATACTTTACCAGTAAATGTTGGTAAAGGTGCTGTAAGAGTAAAAAGAGTAGGTGGAGGAGTAGGAAAATATACAGCTAAAGAAGCTAGAGCATTACAGTTTGGAAAAACAGCAGACGCATTATTAGAAACAAAAAGAGGAACAAAGTTTCTTCAAGCGTTAGCAGAGAACAAGAAACTTCCTAGGCTAAAAGAAGTATCTCAATTAAATAAACTTGATGACAATATCTTAATGCTTCTTACAAAACTGGATGACCCACAAGACATCAAGAGGGTTCTTAAAACATTATTAGATTCTGAGAATCTTAATATGAGAGAGTTAAGACAAATCCCTTCTATAAGAAAAGCACTAGATGAATTAGGAAGTCTTTCCGAAGTCGAAGCATGGGATATAGCACAATCAGCAGGAGCTTTTAATAAGTTACCATTTCAACAAAATCTAATTCCTCAAACTTTTAATCAACTCTTGAAAGCAATGAGTGGTGGTAAAACAGATGTAGCTAAAAACTTAGATTTATCTTTAGTAAGAAGTAGTTTATCTAAATTGTCAGAGGTATTTAGTTCTACAGCAAGAGATGATGTATTCAATGGAGTTGTAGGTTTAGGAAGTGAAGCTAGGTATCTTGCACCTCAGAAATTATCAAGGTGGTTTGATTTAGCACCTAAGAGAAGATTGAGCGTTCATAATTTAGGTGAGTCATCAAATAACCTTTATTATTTAATGAA